TGAAAAAGGTGCTATATCAGGTGTAAGCGAAACAAAATATGGAGATGGTATTACACCAAATCAAACATATAAACAAGATGTAGACGAACTCGTTCCTCATACTGAACGTATGGATTGGGAAGGTCTACGAAAACAATTAAAAGAAACCGGAATTAGAAACAGTACATTAATGGCATTAATGCCTGCAGAAACTTCAGCACAGATTAGTAACAGTACAAATGGTATTGAACCTCCACGTGCATTTGTAAGTGTAAAGCAAAGTAAACATGGTGTCCTGAAACAAGTTGTTCCTGGTTATCACAAGTATAAAAATAAGTATGATTTGCTTTGGGATCAGAGAAGTCCTGAAGGATATTTAAAGATTGTAGCCGTACTACAAAAATATATAGATCAGGGTATTAGTGTAAACACTAGCTACAACCCTGCATTTTATGAAGATGAAAAGATTCCAATGAGTACTATGTTGCAGCATTTGTTGCTGTTCTACAAGTATGGCGGCAAGCAACTTTATTATTTTAATACCAATGATGGTCAAGGTGAGATTACCTTTGACGAGCAAAACCAAGACGAATTAGCACAGGGTCAAATTGATGACGACGGCTGTGATGCATGCGTAATATAGGAAAAACAACATGTCAGTATTAAACATAAAACAAGAAAAACATCATACACAAGCAAATGCATTTCTAGACGAGGGACTAGGCATGCAACGATATGATGTATTGAAATATAAACAATATGATAAACTTACAGAGAAACAATTGGGTTTCTTTTGGCTTCCTCAAGAAGTAGATGTTAGTAAAGATAGTAAAGATTTTAAAAATCTTACAGAACATGAACAGCATATCTTTACAAGCAATCTAAAAAGACAAATTTTACTTGATAGTGTTCAAGGCCGTAGTCCTAACTTAGCATTACTTCCTATTACAACATTGCCAGAACTAGAAACTTGGATCGAAACATGGGCATTTAGTGAAACAATTCACTCACGCAGTTACACACATATTATCCGTAACGTGTATAATGATCCTAGCAAAGTTTTTGATACGCTAATGGACAGTAAGGAAATTACAGATTGTGCAGATTCTATCAGCAAATATTATGACGATTTAATTGAATATAGTCAATATGTTGAATTACTTGGTTATGGTAAGCACACAGTTAATGGAAAGAAAGTAGAACTAAATGAATATGATCATAAGCGTAAAATCTGGATGTGTCTAAATAGCGTTAATGTATTAGAAGGTATTCGATTTTATGTTAGCTTTGCATGTAGTTGGGCTTTTGCTGAACTTAAAAAGATGGAAGGTAACGCAAAAATTATCAAATTTATTGCACGTGATGAAAATGTGCATCTTGCATCAACACAGTATACATTAACAAAAGTTCTACCTAAGGAAGATCCAATGTTTGCACAAATTGCAAAAGACTGTGAACAAGATATTACTGATATGTTTGTTGAAGCTGTAGAGCAAGAAAAAGAATGGGCACAATATTTGTTTAAAGATGGTTCTATGATTGGTTTAAATACAGAGCTATTACATAGGTATATTGAATGGATCTGTTGTAAGCGTATGACATCCTTAGGTCTTAAATGTCCATATACAACAACACAAGCAAACCCACTACCATGGACACAAAAATGGATTAGTGGATCAGATGTACAAGTGGCACCGCAAGAAACAGAAATTAGTTCTTATGTACAAGGCGGCGTAAAACAAGACGTATCAGAAGATACTTTTAAAGGATTTAGTTTATGACAAGCGTAACAGTTTATAGCAAACAGCATTGTCCTCATTGCGTAAAAGCAAAGGCTTTGCTCGAAAAAATGAATATTGAGTTTGAAGCAAAAATGCTCGATGAAGACTTTACAAGAGAAGATTTAATGGAAGTTGCTCCAACAGCTCGAACATTTCCACAAGTGTTTATCAATGGAAATAATATTGGTGGGTATGAGCAACTTCTTACCTATATTGAAACAACAAATTTTAACGGAACAGGATTTACCTTATGATTATTGAAAAGCCTTATGAAGTAGGCGATGTGATTAGTATTAAATTAACAAGCGGCGAAGAAGTAATTGCTCGACTGGAGAAAAAAGGAACGTCATCTATGACGATTAAAAAACCAATGATGTTAGTATCTGGCGATGGCGGCGGAGTTGGACTTGCACCCTTTATGTTTACTACTGATCCAACGTCTAGTTATAAAGTGCAAATAAATAGTGTTATGGTTACAGTTAGAACTGCAAAAGATGCAGCAGACATGTATACCAAAGCAACAACAGGAATTGTAACAGTTTAATGCCAGGCATATGTCGCGATAACGATGCAGCAGGAGGCGACTTAATTCCAAGTCAATCAACTGTATTTGCAAATAATGAAGAAGTTATAGTGAATGGCGACAATGTGGCTGGGCATGGACTAAGCCCCCATAGCAGTCCTACAATGATAGCAGGATCAGCAAATGTTTTTGTTGGTAATATTGCAGTATGTAATGCAGGAGACAATGCAACTTGCGGGCATTCAGCTTCTGGAAGTGGTAATGTATTTGTGGGCGATGTTGCTGTCACTATTAATACTAATGTGTTTAGTAGGCCTGTTTTTATTAGTCCAGAAGAACAAGTAGAGATCCAAGATTGGACTGATCCTACGCAAGAAGGTTTGGAGTACGGGGACGGAGGTATATCTTCGTCTAGACGTAACAATATAAGTCCAGTGACACAAGAAGCAGGCCCTATTCCAGCACCAGCTTCAGATACAGGAGATGGTGTAGAAGAAACAGCTAGTGAACAACCTAGCAACGAGGACGGCCAATATATTATATGGTTATCTCATGTAGACACTAGAGTTAAGCCGCAGGTTGTATCTAATTTAGAAAATTTAAGCCAAACTGTAGGATATGCACTTACAGTAACAAGTGGCTATAGAAGCCCAGAATATAATTCAAGTGTTGGTGGAGCAAAGAAAAGCCAACACATGCAAGGTAATGCAGTTGATATTGTACAAACCGGCCTTACACAACAGCAACGCCAAGAATTTATTCAAGCAGCAATTGATAGTGGATTTACAGCCATAGGAATATATAATACATTTACGCATATTGATATTCGTGGATCCAAAGTAGCATGGGGCTCTAATGGTAGTAGAACTGGACTACCTAAATATCCTTGGGCGCAACAAGTGCTTGGTAATAACGGATATGCAACCAGCTAAAAAAAATTAAAAAAAGTAACCTTTTTTACTTGACACCTAAGTGTCTTACTGTTATATTAGTAGTGTAATTAAAAGAAGATGGAGTTTAAATCAAATGCGAGCTACTCAATACGCTGACGGTGTTAAGCGTATCAATGCAAAAATAGAAGTGCCTTTAAGTGCTACTGATGTAGGAGATTATATTCTGTGTGCAATAAAGCACCAAAATATTAATCTAAATAAGGTACAACAACTTAATAAAAGACAACTATTTCAACTTGCAAAAGATGAGATACTGGTACTAGGCACAGGTAGCCCTACTGAAGCTGTCTTTGATGTAGATAGTGAAACTAAAATTATTGTACGCAACTATGTGAAACAAATGTTTCCAGAACTTTCATAGGAGAAAGAAATGAAAAAATTATTTTTATCAGCCCTTACTGCAACAATCATGCTAACAAGCTCATTCGCTGTAGCAGGTACAACAGTTATCCAGAGAGAAGGATTTGTTATTAAAAGTGCACCTATTTACAGCAATGATGTATCAAGTGTTCCTAAACAGACCTGTAGAACTGTTGATGTTCCAATTTATGGCCAAACGCAACGTAGTGGTGCTAGTGGTGCTGACGTTCTTGGTGGAATGATTATTGGTGGACTATTAGGAAAAGGTATTACTGGCAAAGATAATGGAGCCGCTGCTGGCGCAGTATTAGGCGGAATTATCAGTGCAGACAAAGGTAAGTCAAAGAGAGTTATTGTTGGATACCAACAGCAACAACAATGTTCTACAGAGTATGTACAATCAAACACACGTAGAATTGACGGTTACCTTACAGTGGTTGAAGTACCTTCTTTAGACTACTACCGATATGAGTTTGTAAGCCAAAAGCAATATCGTAATAATGAAAAAGTTATGTCAAGCATTAGAGTTAATGTAGGACAATGATAAATAAAACAGTATATAACGCTCCTATAGCTCAGTTGGTAGAGCAACTGATTTGTAATCAGTAGGTCCGCGGTTCAAGTCCGTGTGGGAGCACCATTAATGCGCCTGTGGTGAAATTGGTAGACACGCTAGATTTAGGTTCTAGTGCTTTACGGCGTGGGGGTTCAAGTCCCTCCAGGCGCACCAAGATAGGGTTGTTACTTAATAAACACGCATAGGGCCACGGTTAGCCTTATAGGACATAAAAAGACGATAAAGCTAATATAGAAACACCTCTATTTCCAATTTGGAAATTTGTGAAGATAAAAACGGACAGTGTAGAGGCACACAACTAGGAAAACATATAGAGAATATTATAAGTATATAGGATAATAAATGAGACAACAATTACTAGAAGCATTACGAAGCCATGCAGATGGCCAAATAGCAAAACACAAGGCAAATGTCGAAGTGTATTTGCATCAAGTGGTTGGTATAGGAGAACATAGTGATATCGTAACAACACTTGAACTTGAAATAGAACAGATTGCAAAGTACGAAGAACAACTACAAGTACTTGATAAATATTTCAAGTAACAGTTTGGGGCCTTAGCTCAGCTGGGAGAGCGCCTGCTTTGCAAGCAGGAGGTCAGGAGTTCGATCCTCCTAGGCTCCACCAAACTTTTTAAACCCTTAACTAACTTAGTTGAGGGTTTTTTGGGTGAAAGATCCCTGTTAGCTCAGTTGGTAGAGCAATTGACTGTTAATCAATTTGTCGCTGGTTCGAGCCCAGCACAGGGAGCCAAACGCGAAAGGAGAGGTGGTAGAGTGGTCGATTACGTTGGTCTTGAAAACCAATGAACAGCAATGTTCCGTGGGTTCGAATCCCACCCTCTCCGCCATATACATTATGAAAGTTTTTATTACTATATTATCAATTGTATTTGCAAGTATGGTGCATGCAAAAGAAGTTGAAATGAAATATTATGATTTTGAAGTTGTTAGGATTATCGACGGAGACACTGTCGTATTCAATGCAGATTTTTTGCCAGCACCTTTAAAGCAACAGTTAAGTATAAGAGTATATGGAGTAGACACTCCTGAAAAAAGTTGGAGAGCTGAATGTAATAGCGAAGCAACTCGTGGAGAACAAGCCTCTAAATTTACTACTAAACTTATTGATTCAGCTAAAGAAATCAAGGTTGGAATCTACAAGTGGGATAAATTTGGTGGCAGAGTATTAGGTGACATATTGATAGACGGAAAGAGTCTAAGAAAGCAATTAATTAAAAAAGGCTTTGCCAGAGAATATTACGGTGATAAAAAAGAATCATGGTGTAATTGATGTTTACTGTAGAGTTTAATTTTGATAACACTGAACTACGTGTATTGGACGATACAGGAAGACATGAAGAAATTATTATTAGCTTCATGGAAGACAGTGTAAAAGTAGAACAGTACAACGCTAAAAGTGATTTATATACAAACGTATTGATGTCACCAGAACAATGGGACGAAATTTTAAGTGCCATGCAAAGTACTGAAGGAGCATTTATTAAGCGGGCGTAGCTCAGTGGTAGAGCCTTTCGTTGCCAACGAAACTGTCGTGAGTTCGAATCTCATCGCCCGCTCCAATATAGAGACATAGCTCAGTTGGTTAGAGCATTCGCCTGATAAGCGAAAGGTCGGTGGTTCGAGTCCACTTGTCTCTACCACGTGACAATAAATTACAACT